GCCCAAGTGGCACAGCTCGAACAAGCTCAGCCACGTTATAAGGCGATTAAGTTCTTTTGTGAACAAATCAAACATGGTGGCATATCCGATGATTTGATGAGATTGGTGGAAACCGCCAATAACAAGAAAGGAAAAAACCGCACTTTATCTGAACGCACTTTGAACCAGTGGGTGTTGGATTATGAAAAGGCAGATACGCCTGAAGAACGATTAAAAGCCCTCGCACCAATGCAACGGGTGGCTAAAAAGGCAGAAGAAATTGTGTGGTTGCCTGACTTTTTGGCGGTGTATCGCCAAACCAATGGAATCAATGTTGCAGAAGCCTATCACTATTTTGGGGCTGAATGGGATGCACGTTTTGCAGATGAGCCATTGCGTTTAGAGATGAAACCGAGCATTGACCAAGTTCGTGCTGCGTTGGCGAAATTGCCAAAACACATTAAAGAAATTGGTCGTAAAACAGGTTCTGAACTCCGTGCCCTTAACACTTATGTGAAACGTGACTGGAGCGTGTTGCAGGTAAATGATGTGTGGGTAGGTGATGGCCATGCGATGAAATTGAAAGTCGCCCATCCTGAACACGGTCGTCCATTTATTCCTGAGGTGACATTAATAATGGATGCATCTTGTCGTTTTATTGTGGGTTGGTCGGCAAGTTTGGCGGAAAACGTTCTAGCGGTGGCTGATGCCTTGCGTTATGGCGTGGAACGCTACGGTATACCGGCAATTTATTACTCCGATAACGGTGGTGGTGAGAAAAACTGGATGCTTGATGGTGATATTACGGGGATGTTGCCACGTTTGGGGATTAATCACCAAACAGGGATTCCAGGCAATCCACAAGGGCGTGGGATTATTGAGCGGGTTCACCAAACGATTTTATATCGTATCGCTCGCCAGTTTGAAACCTATCATGGTACTGGAGCAGACCGCGACACCATTCGACAAGTGAGCACCGCAGTTATTTCACTAGATAAGGCAAAGCGTAAAGGCTCGACTCAACTAACGCCAAAGCAACAATGGGCCGTGGGTAAATTGCCAAGCTGGAATCAGTTTTTAGATGCGGTTCAAGCAGGGGTTGATTGGTACAACAACGAGCATGTGCATAGTGAAATCGGTATGACGCCGGCACAAAAACGCCGTCAGTTGATGGAGAAAGTGAACCCTGATGATTTGGTATTTGTTACTCCGGCAGAATCAAGAGATCTATTCCGCCCAAGCGTATTAAGAACGCCTGAGCGAGGTTGGTTGAGATTATTTAATAACTTTTACTTCAGTACGAAGTTGTTAGATGTGGATGGTATCGAAGTGCAAGCATCTTTTGATATACACGACCCAAGCCAAGTGATTGTAAGAAAAAAAGACGGCACTTTTGTGTGTTATGCCGAATTAGATGGCAATAAACGTGATGCCTTCCCAGTTGCCTTTGTTGAGAAAGTTCGTAAAGAGCGTCATGCACGCCGTGCGAAATTGAAACAAGAACAGCTTGATGAGATTAATGCGGAAATGAATCCGATTATTACGATTGAGCATCAGCAATCAGGTTTTGAATTGTTGAAAACACAGACAAAACCTAAAAATGAGAAAACGCCAATTTTCTTAACTAAAGCAGATAAAGAGGCGTGGGAACAAAGAAAAAAGTTAGTAAATGAATAAGGAGAACAAGATGAAAGCACAAGAATTAAAAGCGTTTATGGATGCGCACAAGATGAGCCAAAAACAAGTGGCAACCTTGTTTGATGTATCTATTACAACAGTGAGCCAATATTTAAACGGTAAATATCCAACCGATACCAAGTGGCTCGATGAAAAAGTGGATGAGTTGTTAGCACGCCATAAGGCGAAAGTGGTTGAAGCAAAATACAACAATGCATTTGTACCCACTCAAACAGCAAAACGCGGTATGGAAATTATGCACTTTGCCCACGCTGAGGGCGAAATTAATGTGATTTATGGCGCGGCAGGATTAGGCAAAACACAAATGCTTAAACAATATGCGAAAGAACATAGTTCAGCCATTTTGATTGAGGTTGATCCAAGTTGCACACCGAAAGTGTTACTACGCAAGATTGCTGAAACTGTAGGGGCTACCAGTCGCGGTGTTAATAATGATGTTTTGGCAAGTATTGTGGAAAAACTCAACGGTGCGGAACGTTTGTTAATGATTGATGAAGCCGAGTTACTTTCTACCCGCTCTTTGGAATTTATCAGACGTATTCACGATTTAACAAATTGTGGGGTGATTTTAGCGGGTATGCCTCGCTTGTTGGTTAATTTAAAAGGCAAAAATAACGAGTTGGCACAGCTTTATAGTCGAGTGGGTTTTGCTTGCGACCTTGGCAATGCATTACCTGAAAGTGATTTGGCGATGTTAGCAGAAAGTGCACTTAATACGAGCGAATTTAATGCGGCTTTATTGAAAGCCTGTAAAGGTAACGCACGTCGATTAAGTAAGTTAATGCGCGGCGTTGTACGTTCGGCAGAGATTAACGAGACCGAAATTAGCGCAGAGATGATTGAACAATACAGCAAAATGTTAATTAGTTAAGGAGACGATTATGTTACAGGCAAAAACAACCAAACGCCTAAATAAAAACAACGCTTTAATGTTGGCTTATTTGGAACAAGTAGAAAAAGCAGTGAAACGCTTAAATGAAATGGGGCTTACTGTGGTGAATGTGCATTTTGAAAAAATCAAACCAACCTTGCGTGTGATGGCAAATTCGGTGACAGATCGCTTAGAGCGTGAACAACGCGCTTTTGTTTATCAAGTTGGACGCGATGTGGGGAGATACCAAGAAGCACAGTTTGCAGTAGAAGGTATTCGAGTGATTTGGCGTAAATATTTGAATTAGGAGGAGCGATGGCAACGCGTCGGCAAATTTATGCAGTCTATCGTGGCGAAGAGAATTTGGGTGACGGGACGGCAGAAGAATTAGCAAAGAAACTCAATGTGAGCGAAAAAACGATTTACTGTTCGGCAACTGCCGCCCGACGTGAACGTGATAAAGGTAAGCGGCTTGTAGTGATTAAGTTAGGAAAAGAGGAAATCTAAATGAAAGTAATGATTGAAGGTAAAGAATATTGGCGCGATGCAAAAGGCAATTTAACCCCTGCTGAGTTGGTGAAAGAAATCGACAAAGCACGTGATGCGCTCGTGTATGAATGGGTGGAACGTGGTCGTGATTTAAGCAAAGCAATTAGCCATTTTAAAGAAGGCATTTTTGGTGATGTACAAGCCTTTATTGAGCTTTCTGCCGAGAAATATGGCGCGAAAGTGGGAGGCAACAAAGGCAATGTGACTCTTTTCAGCTATGACGGTAAATACAAAATTCAACGCGCAATTAACGAAAGTTTGCAATTTGATGAACGTATTCAAGCAGCAAAAGTGTTGATTGATGAGTGTTTGAATGAATGGAGCGAAGGCTCTCGCCCTGAATTAAAAGCATTAATTGAACGTGCTTTTAATGTGGATAAGGAAGGCAATTTGAACACCTCACGTATTTTGGGTTTGCGCCGCGTCGAGATCCAAGACAGTCGCTGGCAAAACGCGATGCAGGCAATTAGCGAAAGCGTTCAAGTGGTAAGCAGTAAGGCTTATGTTCGCCTTTATGAACGTGTTGGAGAAACCGATCAGTATGTGCCGATTGCGTTAGATGTAGCTGGGGCTTAAAGCTTATTTAAATGCCCTTTAAATCTCCCCTAACCCCTCTTTACAAAAGAGGGGGACGGTATGAGGGGCATTAGTAATAGGTTTTAATCATTAACTAAGGAGCAATGTATGGAAAAACTACGAACCTATAAAGATTTTAGCACGTTAGCTGTTGAAATGGAGCGTGCTGGTGCATGGGCAACCGCTGAGGCCGCTTGGCAGAGAGCGGCTATTGTTGCTCGAAAAAGCGAAAATGAAGAATGGGCATTAAATCGCCAAAAGATGTGTGCGCATTATGTGCGTTATCCAAATAGAAGACCGGAGGTGAGACATGGCTAAGTATGTGGCACGCTTTTATTGTTTGGTTGAGGCAGTTGTTGAAGCTGAAAGCAATGAACAAGTGTTAGATATATGTGATTTGAATGTGTGTGATGTGAATAAACTACCGCACACCATTACAGAAATTGATGACGTGGTTGAAGTGGAGGAAGTATGACTGAACAAGAAAAATGCGATTGGATGAGCAATTAGAACAAGCGTCAAAACAGCTCACACACGCGCTCCGCGCGTTACGCATGGGGCAAAATCAACACGCAGCGGTTTATGTTGGCAACGTACAAAACTTGCTGCCGGGTTTAAGAATGAGATTGGTGAGATAAGGAGGAAATGATGGAGTTTAATGTTAAAAATATGGTTATTTCAAATGACTTTAGAATTAGACCATCTGTGAAATCTCTAAAATAGTCTAATGAATATAGATTATTTAAACGAAAAAACGGGGAGCTAATTTTACAGAGAAAATTTATCGAAACAACGTCATTTTATGATGATGGTAGCAAGATGATGAAGCCAATTTGGAAAGATATAGAAACCGTTAATGAGGAATAAAACCCATTTACAGCCCATTAAATCTCCCCTAGCCCCTCTTTACAAAAGAGGGGGATAAGTCAAGATGAAGTGGGCTGAGTAATGTGTTTTCAATTAATAAGGAGGAAAAATGCAGACAAAAATCATTCAATGGCTGGCAGATGATGAAGATGTCGGATTAAGCAGTAAATGTATGGCATTTGTGATTGGTTTTGATGTGGTGCCAAGACGTAAGAGCTATCCACTTGATACGAGCGATTTATCTCGTTGTGTAAAGTTATTAGAACGTGTGCCAGAAATGCGAAATTATCTTCACAAAATGAAAGCAATTTCTCCCATTTGGGCAAAATTGGTGGAACATTGGGACGAGTTAGAACGTTTATTTAACGAAGAAAAAGGCTCTGGCAGATGCCCTAAAACATACCAATTAATGAAAAAACTTACTGAAGACGATCAAAATGTTGTATTTCGCCACGGTGGGTTTTCAATTCGAATGGGGGAATAAATGAGCGAAAATAATGGATGGATTAAGTGTTCTGAGCGGTTGCCTGAATTATATCATACAGTTTTTAGTGGCATTGTCTCAAAAGATGTACTGCTATATGGCATACCATATAACGATGGCGAAGAAGGAATGCGAGTTTTTATTGGGCACATGGTAGACGGTAACGAATTTGAGACAGAAATTGATGGCAAATGTGATGTCGTTACCCACTGGCAACCATTGCCACAACCACCTATCGACTAAGGATAAAATATGAAATATCAATGGGAATATATCGTTTTTGGTAGTGAAGAACCAACAGTCGAAGATATAGAGGCGAAGATAAAAGAAAGTGAAAGTGAAGAGTATGAAAGCGATCACGATTGTGTTGATAGCCTTGTTGAGCAAATTGTTGAAGAAAATAATTGGGATTGGGAGCTGGAGGAAAATGAAAATATTTATATATCAATCTTTCCGAAAGGAAAACCAGAAGAACAAGAGTTATTTGATGTACATCTTAGTTTGGTTATCCAGGCTACCGCATATCATGAGTGGTCAGGGTTAGATTGATAAAACCCATTTACAGTCCATTAAATCTCCCCTAGCCCCTCTTTACAAAAGAGGGGGATAAGTCAGATGAAGTGGGCTGAGTAATGTGTTTTATTAACTAAAGGAGCAACAATGTTAAAAGAAAGCGATTTACTTGAAGATCATGATTATGTATCAAATAACGTAAAAATATATAGAGGAACTTTAGTAAGTTGGAGACGTATTTTTAAAGTTAATCGTGCTAATGAAAGTGTGACATATTGTGAAATGAAATGGCTTAAAGATGGTTTAAAAGCGACATTGAAAACTATATCAATCAAAGCATTTTTAAAATGGGCTGTTGCTGATGTAACTAAGGAGACGAAAGAATGAAACTATGTCGTTGCCCTATTTGCCACAGTGACATTCATTTGGATGCGCTGTTGGAAGATGATGCGGGGCGTGAGATGTTGGGGTTAATCTCCAATTTGGGTGGCCGTAATGCACGTGCGTTGGTGAGTTATATTGGTCTGTTTCGTCCTGAAAGATCGGCGTTATCTAATGGGCGGGCATTGAGATTAATGAAAGATGTGTTGGAGATGTATCAACCCAGTCCTCTACTCGCTCATGCGTTGAATGAAACGGTGCAAGCGGTGATGAAAAACCGTCGGGAAACCCGCAATATTCAGGCGCTATCGAATCATAACTATTTAAAGAAAGTGTATGAGGGTGCGAAGCCGTTGTTTGCGGTGGTGCGTAATGAAGGTAAAGCTGAAATGCAAAGCGTTGCGGCGCAAGAAGAGGATAAACGTATGGCAGCCATTCAATATATTGAACGTTATGCCTCTGTTGGGCAGTTGCAATTTGTGGAAAATATGCCTGAGTTTGCGGTTTGGAAAGCCTGGAAAGCAGAACAGGAGAAAGGTTATGCAGCGTAAATCATTAATTGCGAGAATCCATATTGGGAAAAACCAATTGGGACTTGATGATGACACATATCGCGGTTTACTTGCCAATACAACAGGTAAAACCAGTTGCACAGAGATGACTGACAGTGAATTACGCCAAGTCTTGAATGTGATGGTTCAGAAAGGTTTTAAATCCAGCTCAGGCTTTTGGGGAAATCGGCCATCACCAAGTGAAGATAAGAAAATTTATCTCGCTAAAATTACCGCACTTTTAATCAAACATAACTTACCGAAAGAATATGCCGATGGTATTGCAAAACGATCTTTTAAAGTGGATTTTATCCATTGGTTACGTCCGTGGCAGTTAAAGAAAGTCGTGCAGATGTTGTCAGTGTATGATCGGAATAAAAAGGCGTTGTAAGATGAAATTATCAGGTGTAAATTAAAGGCTCTTTGGAGCCTTTTTTATTGGAGGAAAATAATAATGAAAAAACTATTACTTGCTATGGTATGTGGCTTAATTTCTGTTTCGGTCTTTTCAATGACAGATAAAGCTAAAGGAGAACTAAATAAAGCCTTACAAGGTGATTATCAGGCATTACGAAATGTTGCGTTTGGAATGAAAGATGGGTCTTTTGGACAAGATCATAATCCAATTGCGGGTTGTGCATTACGTAAAATCACCTTAATTGTTGCCCAAAATGAGACTGATACTGGTGACTATGGTAATGAATATGTAGATTGTAAAGCATTGTCACCTGATGAATCTGAAAAAGCATGGAAAATGACGTTGCAGTTGTTGCCTCAGGTGTTGCAGTTGAAAGGACAAAATTAAGTTGAATTAATCCCACTTCGGTGGGATTTTTTTTTATCTTTTTTTCAAAAATACCGCCTTTTTAAAATTTCCGTGTGAGAATTGCGTAAAACAATTTGCGGAGGTGTTTATGGTTGAATCTTTAGAAGATGTGGCTGAATTACTGCCTGAAACGGTGCAACAGATGGTGGATTTGGTGGGGTTTCCTGCTGTTGAAAAAATTATTACAAATTTTGGTGGGGCAACCTTTCGATTTACTGATGGGGCGCATTATTTCCCTAAGCTCAAAGCATTAATTGGTTTGGAAAGTGCGGTGAAATTACGCGAAGTTTTTAGAGGTGAATGGGTTTATATTCCACGCTGCGAAACGGCTTTACGAGTGTTGCGTAATTATCGCTTTAAGGCTGATTTTGATTATTTAACCCAACATTTGAACAAATCAGGACGCATGGCCATGCTTGAACTTTGTCCGAAATATCAATTATCGGATCGCTGTGGTTGGGAAATTGTGGCACAAGTACGTAACCCTAAGGAGTCCAGTAATTTCGCCTTGTTTTAGTGCTGAAGTCGCTCCACTCTTCATCTTACTCTCTTTTTTCGATAATACCCTTAATCATTAATAGATTAAGGGTATTTTTTTATGTCTTTAAATTTTACACAGATTTTCAACCGTTTAATTGGTCATGAAGGCGGCTACGTTAATGACCCAAGAGACCCAGGCGGGGAAACCAATTGGGGGATCACTAAACGTACTGCTCAGGCAAACGGTTATCAAGGTAGTATGCGAGCAATGACGCGTGAGCAAGCGTATAAAATTTACTACTCCGCATTTTGGCTACGTTATCAATGCGACAAAATGCCAGAAGCGGTGGCTTATCAGTTTTTTGATGCAGCTGTAAATCATGGATTAGGTAATGCGAGTCGTATGTTGCAACGTGCAGTCGGTGTTGTTGATGACGGTGTGATTGGCAATATGACGATTGCCGCTATTAAAAAAATGGCGATTTCTGATGTGATTATGCGTTTGAACGCTGAACGTCTTGAGTTTTATTGCAAACTTAGCACTTTTACGACCTTTGGTAAAGGCTGGGTTCGTCGCGTGGCGGGCAATCTTAAATATGGAGCAATTGACAATGAAGTTTAAATTTTTAGGCGTGTTTAAACGTGTTTTAAATTGGTTTAAAAGTAATCGAAAACCTTTGAAATATCGACCTCACTTTTACAGTAAAAACGCATGGAGCTATGCCTTTCGTGGGAAACCAACTCCAGCTGAAGTGATCATGCGGAGATTATGTCAATGAATAAGTTTTTTGAATTATTTACCAATAGTGATGGTCGTGCGAGTACGACAGGTTTTATTCAGTTTTTCGGCTTTTTGGTGATGGCGGGTGTGCTGATTTATGCCGTTTATCTTGACCGTTCTACGGTCACTGACTTGTTTTTTTATTTTGCTTGTTTTTGCGGTGGTTCGGCTGCAACCAAGGGTGCTGTAATGGCATATCAAGCCAAACAAACCAAGCCAGAAGAACAGATTACTGGCGAAGTTTATGTCGAACCGGAACAAACGGATAGACCAAGGGGGATTTAATGACGTTACAGATGATTTTAATCGGCTCAGGTACTGCGCTGGCTATTTGTGGTTATGTGGTATTTAAGCTCAAACGTGCAGGGCGTGAAATTGACCGATTATTAAAAGATAACGAGCAGTTGGTGCGTGAAAAAGCTGTCTCCGATACGCAGGTGAAACATTATGAAACGAGAAAACAACATGAAGAAAACAGTCGTAATGCTGACCGTGACACTCTTATTGATGGGTTGCACAAGTCAGGGGATCTCCGTGATTAATGCAAGCTGTGCCGGTTTCTCGTTGATCTCCGCAAGCCGTCAAGATACGACAGAAACCTTGCGTCAAATTAAAGTACATAACGATACATATCGAACTATTTGTCAGCGAGGTGAAAATGGAAGTACACATTAATGGGATGATGATTTTTAATGGGTTGGTATCTGTTGCGGTGTTCTTTATTGGTGTGTGGTTTAAGAAATTAGACAGTGAGTTTAAAAGCCTGCATGACGAAGTTAAAGAAGTCAAGCGCGATTATGTCTCAAAAGAAGTGGCTAGTATCACCAATCAAAGCATTTTAGATAAATTAGGTGCAATTTCTGAGCAATTGCAGTCCATTACGAAAAAATTAGATAACAAGGCAGATAAATAATGTCAGCAAGAGATCGGAAACGCTTAGAGCAATTAACCGAAAGCGCACAAACAAATGCAAAACTAGATGAGATTTTAGATTTGACCCGTGCAGTCAATCATAAAATCGACCGTTTAGATGGGCGTGTGGATGATATTGATGTCCGTTTAGCTAAGGTAGAAAACAGTATGGCTAAATTGGGTGTGCGATCCGCTTTAGTTGGCGGTCTGGGCGGTTTATTGGTATCGGTTGGATTTGAGCTAATCAAAGCCAAATTAGGAGGCTAGTGAATATGGCACATGATGAAAAAACCAAGGCAGATGTGCGCCGTTATTATGTGTTTGATTGCCTAACGCTGGAATTAGCCGCAGAAAAAGCCAAAGTGTCCTATAACACTGCACGACGCTGGAAACGTGAAGCCGAAGCTCGCGGCGATAATTGGGACAAAGTGCGTGATGCATCAACAATGGCAAGTGGAAAGGTTGAAGATGTGGCTCGTGGTATGCTCACCACCTTTGTGCTTTATTTTGAAAGTACCATGGATGAGTTGCGTAAAACCGAAGACTTGCCCATGAGTGAGAAAGCAAAACTGATCCAAGGTTTGGGTGACAGCTACTCGAAAATGGTGGCGAGCAGTAAGCGGTTGTTGCCTGAGGTATCTGAATTAGCTACTGCGATTAAAACGGTGAAACTCTTTGGGGAATATATCCAAACCAATAAACCAGAACTAACAGGTGATTTTTTAGATTTGCTCAATGGATTTGGTGAAACATTAAGTAAGGAATTTAAAGCATGATGGAAGGTTTGAATGGTTCACCGGTATCCGAAGGCTGGGAAGTATAATGGGTGTAGAGGATAATTGTGAAGAATAAAGAGTTATTAGCAGAATTAAAAGCCTATTCCGACAGCTTGCGACAAAAAGTCGAGGCGAAGTTTGAGGGATGGGACGATTCCCTTTCTGCCATTAGTGAGCGACGCAAAAAGGTGTTAGATCCTGTTTCGGGTTATGACTTTTTTGTGTCGAATTACTTTCCGCATTATGTGCGTTCATCTTCGCGTTCACAGTTGCATAACTATCTTTTTGAGCATTTGCCACAAGTGTTACAACAGCCATCATCAGTGCATTTAGCCATTGCCGCGCCACGTGGTGAGGCTAAATCAACTCTCGTTTCTCAATTATTCACACTTTATTGTCTTGTAGCACAAAAGAAACGTTATGCATTAATTGTGATGGACAGTATAGACCAAGCCTATCCAATGCTTGAAGCAATTAAAGTCGAGTTGGAGTTTAACCAACGGCTACGCGTAGACTTTCCTGAAATCGCAGGACAAGGTCGTGTGTGGCAAGCTGCAACCATTGTGACAAAAGCTAATCAGAAAGTACAAGTTGCTGGTTCTGGTAAGAAGTTGCGTGGTTTACGACATGGTGCATATCGACCAGATTTGGTTGTATTGGATGATATTGAAAATGATGAACAAGTACGTAGCCCAGAACAGCGTGATAAGTTGCATGATTGGTTGAAGAAAACCGTGCTTCCTTTAGGTGCAGCTGGAGATAAGTTAGATGTGGTGTATATCGGAACTATTCTTCATTACGACAGTGTGTTAAACCGCACTTTATCAAGCAAAGCATGGAAAACAGCAAAATTTAAAGCCTTAATTCGTCAGCCTGATGATATGAGCTTATGGGATAAGTGGGAGGACTTATACTTAAACGAAGGTGAAGCGGTGGCTGATGCTTTCTATTCCCAAAATAAATCAGCAATGGATAAAGGTGCAGTAGTAAGTTGGGCTGCTCGCCCTATTTTAACCTTGATGAAAATTCGCGCTCGTGATGGGCACGCTACCTTTGATTCGGAATATCAAAACGATCCTTTAAGCAGTGATGATGCGATGTTTGCTAATGCGCTGACTTATTGGACTGAATTGCCAGGTGAATTGGTTTATTTCGGCGCGCTAGACCCCTCTTTAGGTAAAGCGGGTGCAAGTCGTGACCCATCAGCCATCTTGGTGGGGGGCTATCATCGTGAGACGGGTAAGCTTTATGTAATTGAAGCACAGGTTAAAAAGCGCCTACCTGATCTCATCATTGAAGATGTGATTCGTATGCAGAAACAATACCAGTGTCAGCGTTGGTTTGTTGAAACCGTACAATTCCAAGAATTCTTAAAAGACGAGTTAGTGAAACGTTCGGCACAACGAGGCATTCCCGTACCGGCAACTGCAACTAAACCCAATACAGACAAAATGCTTCGTATTGAAAGTTTACAGCCACACATGGCGAATGGGTTAATTTTATTACATAGCTCACAAGCTACGCTGATTTCTCAGTTACGCCATTTCCCAAAAGCCGACCATGATGATGGCCCAGACGCACTGGAGATGCTATGGCGTAATGCAGTAAGTAGTTCTGCGGCGATTGAATGGATAAGTATTAGTGAGTTAGAAGATAGCGATTGGGATGAAGATGAGGCGGATCTTTATTCTGTGTGGAAACAATAAGGTGAATTTATGGGATTGTTAGACAAATTTAAAAACCTTTTAAAAGGCAATGAGACAGAGCCTACGCAAACTGATGACGCGGAAGTTACCGCTACAGGACGAGTGTTAGACGATCATCCTTCAGCCAAAATTACACCATCAAAATTGAAACAAATTTTAGATGATGCAGAAAATGGTGATATTCAGGCTCAGCATCAGCTTTTTATGGATATTGAAGAGCAAGACAGTAGCATTGCGGCAAACATAATGACACGTAAGCGTTCAGTGCTTACGCTTGATTGGCGTATTGTCGAACCACGTAATGCAACACCTGCAGAAGAAAAATTACAAGCAGAAATTGACGAGCTATTTTACCAATATCCTAACCTTGAAGATTTATTTATTGATCTCATGGATGCGGTCGGACATGGTTTTTCTGCGCTTGAAATCCAATGGGCACAAGTGAATGGGAAATGGATACCAAAAGGCTTTAAACCTTGCCCTCAGTCTTGGTTTAAATTAGATAAGCACGATAATTTGTTATTACGTACACCAACTAATCCAATGGGCGAACCTTTACGACCATTCGGCTGGGTGGTACATCGCCATAAATCACGCTCTACACAACTTGCACGAGATGGGTTGTATCGCACATTGGCATGGCTTTATATGTATAAGCATTATTCGGTGCGTGACTTTGCTGAGTTTTTGGAACTCTATGGTATGCCTATTCGTATTGGTAAATACGGTGCAGGCGCGACGACAAGTGAAAAGCGCACACTATTACGTGCACTTGCAGATATTGGTCACAATGCCGCAGGTATTATGCCTGAATCCATGCAGATTGAACTTCACAATGTCGCAAGTGCTGGGGCTGCATCAGGCAACAATCCATTCTTACAGATGGTAGATTGGTGCGAAAAATCTATTGCGCGTTTGATTTTGGGGCAAACCTTAACCTCTGGGGCTGATGGTAAAAGCTCCACCAATGCGTTAGGTAATGTGCATAATGAAGTGCGTCGTGATTTGATGATTAGTGATGCGAAACAGATTGCACAAACTATCACTCAACAAATCATTTTGCCGTATTTGCAGATTAATTTTGATCCAAATATTGCCCCTTATCGTGTCCCTTATTTTGAGTTTGACACGAAAGAATATGAAGATTTATCCGTATTTGCGGATGCAATTCCTAAACTTACCGGAATTGGCGTTCAAATTTCGGAAAGCTGGGTGCGGGATAAATTAGGTATTCCTGAGCCACAAGAAGGAGAACTGATTTTAAGCACACCACAAGGCGAGAAAACAGACGAGAAAACTACCGCGCTTTCTGCCGTATTTAACCACGGTGAAGACTGTACTTGCGGTTGTCGTTCTGCTGCGTTGTCGGCTAAAAATGGTAAAAAGGACGAACAAGATGAATTGGACGGTTTGATTGATGATGCAATGGTCAATGCAGATTTTAATCAACAGCTTGATCCTATGATGAAACAAATTGTAGGCGTGGTTATGGCAAGTGAAAGCTATGATGAAGCACAGGAAAAACTAATCGCACTTTATCCTGATTTAACCAGTGAAAGCCATCAGGCCTATTTGGCAAGTGCGGTATTTTTAGCTGATTTATTAGGAGCTGCCAATGCCGAGCGCACCTAAGTTTGCCATTGGCGTAGAACCCAAACAAGCCATTGAGTTTTTACGCCAAAAGAAAATGCTTGCCAGTAAGGTATTAGTAAAAGAAATGCATGATAGCGCATTGGCACGTGCCACGACGATTGCGCGCCTAACCAGTCTTGATATGACAAAGGATATTTACCAATCTTTAGAAACCGCTATTCGTGAGGGCAAAGGCTTTCATACTTGGAAAAAAGAACTGGTAAGTGAATTTGAACGTAAAGGCTGGATTTTTGGGAAAGAACCGTCTATTCGTGGTATTGATGGGCATTTATTGGCTGATCCAAAAACGGGGGAATATTTTGGCACGCCGCGTCGATTAAATACGATTTATCGTGTCAATATGCAGTCAGCTTATTCGGCTGCGCGTTATCAACGCTTGCGTGATAACGTGGATAATCGCCCTTATTGGCAATATTCTGCCGTGGGTGATGCGCGTACTCGTCCTGCTCATTTAGCATTGAGCGGTAAGGTGTATCGTTATGATGATCCGTTTTGGGCAACATTCTACCCGCCCAATGGGTTTAATTGCCGCTGTACGGTGATTGCATTAGGTGAAAGAGATTTAAAACGTCGTGGCATGGATAAGCCTGACGATAGCTCGGAATTTTTGGTGGAAGTAGAACGCCCTGCGGATAAACAAGGTAATCGTGAAAAGACGATAGGTTTTAAATTGCCTGATGGCACAGTACGTGTGACGGATAAAGGCTTTGATTACAATGTAGGGCGTATTGCTTATAAGCCGAATTTGGATCTTTATCCGGAAAAGCTGGCGCATGCGTTTGCGAAGGTAGAAATGAAAGGTGCGGAGTTTAAGCAAGATTTTGAATTATTAGCAAAGCATGTGGCAGAGATGAAACAAACGCTCAACCCTGACGGGGAAAAACTCACCGCTGAGCAGATGTTACAGGTGCGTGATAGCCTAACTAAAAATTTTAAATTTGCAGCAGGTGTGTTAAGCGCGGAAAGTAAGGATTTATTGAAAAGCAAAACTGGCACAGTGTGGCTTTCTGATGATACTTTGATTAAGCAATTTAATAGCCGTGATGGGCAGGGTTTTGGGATTGATGAGTATGAAGCATTGCCGAATATCATCAATTCTCCAGATAAAATTGTAGCCGATGAACTAGGATACCAATTTTATAAGGATGTTAATGGTAAGAAACTGCTTGCGGTATTGAAGGTTTTAAGCAAAGAACCGGAAATTTTTGTACAGTCGTTTAGATTAGTAAGTGATAAACAATGGAGAAAAGCATTTAAAGAGTAAGCCACTAGGCGGGGCTCGAACCCACCGCACACAGTCCAAGGTACTATTTCAACCTATCGCTTGCGATCCTCGAGATTCATCGCTTTTCTAGTGGCTATGTGACTATACCCCGTTAAATTTTAAAAATCAACGATTATGATAGAAATTGAAATCAATAATGCGCAAGAAGTTGCCATTGTACTAGAGCGACTTGCACAAGCTACCGCTCATCGCACCCCGTTAATGCGAAGTATTGCAGGCTCCATGGAATCTGCTGTTCTGCAAAATTTCGATGTAGGGGGGCGTCCAAAATGGCTGGGGCTTAAATATCGCCAGGGTACACCGTTGGTTGATACAGAAAATTTGATGGGCAGTATCACGTCTGATTACACTAACGATACCGCTGTTGTAGGAACGAATGAACCGTATGCGGCGATCCATCAATTCGGCGGTAAAGCAGGACGTGGACGGAAAATCACGATTCCTGCTCGTCCATTCTTAAAATTAACACCAGAAGATGAATCGGATATCATGGAAGATATTCAAGCGTATTTTCAACGTTTAATTAAATAATTCCGCTAAGCGTTCTAAATCGCACGTATAGCGGTTTTATTATTTTAGGGTATAAGTTTTCATCTTTAAATTTTTAAAATGTTTTAAAGCGGTTTTAAAGCGTTTTAAAATTGGTTTGCGTTGTTTCTTATAATCTAATCTTTTATTCCTCCAATATCTACTCTTTCAAAAAATTGAAATGATGTGACCGTGCTGAAGTCGGTCATCTCTTTTTCCCCTTTCTTATCAAGTATTCTGTCATCCTAGATTGAGTTTTTAAGGATGGTTTCAGATGAAATTAACAGTTGCCGCTTGTAGTTTTGAAATTGACAAAGCGAAGTATGGTCGTATCCAACTTTTACCTTATGGAAAATTTCGCGCCACAGACGGCAGACCAACCGATGTGGAGGCATGGTATGTAACAGACACAAATGGTGCGGATGTGGTGGCGTTGGCTAACAATCAACGTAATCCTCTGCCAATTGACTATGAACATCAAATTATTCACTCCCTAAAAAACGGCAAAGAAGCACCAAGTGCGGGCTGGATGGAATATTTTTATTTCACACCACAAGGTATTTTTGCTGATGTTCGTTGGACTGACAAAGCCGCGGACTACATCAAAAACGGCGAATATCGTTATATCTCAGCAGTCTTTGCTTACGATACTGACGGTTATGTTCGCAAAATCTTCCACGCAGCCTTAACCAATACTCCCGCTTTAGACGGCATGGAGGAAGCTATGGTGGCAGCGAGCGTGAATTTGTTACAAGAGGAATCCCCAATGGATAAAAACTTACAGGCAGCATTATGTGCTCTGTTTGGTTTGAAACCAGATAGCACAGAGGCTGAAATGACAGCGAAAGTGACTGCACTTTCTGCAGCAAAAGGTAAATCTGACGTGGACGTATTAGACGTTTACGCAAAATTAGCTGAAAAAGAACAATCAGTGGCAGCGTTATCTACACAAGTGGGCAACCCTGATCCAGCTAAATTTGTACCCGTTGAACTAGTCGCCGCATTGCAGGCAGATTTTAACACCCTTAAAGAATCAGTTGAAACAGATAAAAAAAATGCATTAATCACAGCCGCTTTATCGCAAGGTAAGTTATCGCCTGCGTTAAAAGATTGGGCGCAAAGTTTATCTGTAGAAGCGTTAAGAGCTTACTTAGAAAAAGCACCTGCGATGGCCGCATTAAGCGGCGAGCCACAAGCAAAAACTGATCCTGATCAGAATGTTGTGGCATTAAGTGCAGCAGAACAAGCAGCAGCTCGCGCATTAGGTATGACTGAAGCTGAATTCATCAAAGAACACAAGGAGCAAAAATAATGTTTAAGAAATCCGAAGTTTTAAAAGCGATTGAAACCCAGTTTAAAAAAGACTTTGCTGCTGGTTTAGGCTTAATTAAACCGCAGTGGGATCTTATCGCGATGAAAGTATCCTCTAACACCAAAGTGAACACCTATGGTTTCTTAGGTCAGTTCCCGAAAATGGTGGAATGGGTAAATAAACGTCAACGTAAAGCAATGCAAGCCCAAGGTACCAGCATTGAAAACAAACTTTATGAAAGTACGGTAGGTATTCCGCGCACTGACATTGAAGATGACCAAGTGGGTTTATTCCGCCCTATGGTACAACAGGCAGCACAAAGTGCGGCTGAATTACCTGATGATTTGGTGTTTGGTTTATTAAAAGCAGGTAAAACCACGCTTTGTTATGACGGCCAAAATTATTTTGATACCGACCATCCAGTCTTTGACAACGTGGACGGCACAGGCTCAAGCAAAGAGCAAAGCAATATTACCACCGGTACGAAAACAGAAGCACCAACGTTCTATATTTTCGACACCACCAATGCGATTAAACCATTAATTTGGCAAGAGCGCACAGCACCGGAAATCGAAACGAAATTTGATCCATCCAAGTCTGACACCGTATTCAATGAAGATATTTACGAATGGGGTGTGCGTGCACGTGGTGCTGCAGGTTTTGGTTTTTGGCAGCTTGCCCACCGTGTTGAGAAAACAGAACTCAATGCTGAAAACATCATGAAAGTGATTGCCAAAATGCAATCATTGAAAGGTGACGGTGGCAAATTATTGAACATTCGTCCAAATGTCATTTTAGTGCCACCTGCATTAGAGTTCCAAGCTCGTCAAATTTGCGAGAGCGAGATCATCAATGGTACGACCAATATCTTAAAAGGTCGATTGAAAGTGATTGTGTCTCCACAAATCATTGAAGAATAACCTATTACAAGGGCGAGCAATCGCCCTTTAGGAGTCCAAATGGCAAAGAAACCAGAAAACACCGAATTAGAAGCATTAACCACTCAAGATGATGTTAATTCCGAAACTCAAGAAGTAGAAGAAACAACATCAAGTGTTGTAGAAGGTGGTGAGGTGATTAACCCTATTGCTTATGCGGTGACGTTACGTGAAATTCATCCGCAGCCGTCTTATGGTCGATGTGGTTATCGTTTTAACAAAGAAAGTGCGGTAGAAATTCCGGCTGATGATTTAACCGGTGAGCAAGTGATTATTCTAGCGGAAGATCCTTGGTTAGAGCTTGTTCCAGTGTGTGAGGAATAACGATGAATTATGCCACAGTGTCTGATTTTATTTTACGTGTTGGTGAACTTGATGCAATTGAGTTAACTGATCGTGATCGTACCGGTAGTGTTGATACAACAGTGCTGAATGTGGCGTTATCGGATAGTTCTAGCCAAATTGATGGTTATTTGTCAGCGCGTTATGAATTGCCATTATTGGATATTCCGCAAAATCTTGTGCGGATTTGTTGTGATTTAACCCGCTATCGTTTGGCATCTATGTCACAGGTGGGTAATACCGATGAGATTATTGAGCGATACAAATTAAGCTTAAAAGAGCTTGAGGCAATTGCTAAAGGTCAAATTTCACTTGGTATTGCTAACTCAAATACAGAAGATGACGGCGATAATGGTGTGATGTTTACTAATCCGAAAAACAGGGTGTTTAGCCGTGATAACGAAAATCGAACAAGCACTTGTTGAGCGTCTTCAAAAAGGATTGGGTCGTCTCGTTAATACGGTGAAAAGCTACGGTGGAGAGCTAGACGACGACAGTTTATCTGTGTCTCGCTTGCCGATTTGCCTTGTTACCTTTGGAGGGGCTCGCATTGAGCGTATGAGTACCAATGCAAGACGACATCAATCAACCGCGAATTTTGTCATTATTTTAGCCGTGCGATCTTTACGCAGTAACGTCGCAGCTAGACAAGGTGGCATTGATGAGCGTGAGGTAGGCGTTAATCAGCTTATTACTGCCGTGCGTCGTTTGTTGGATGCGCAAACTTTGGGGCAATTAGTTAAACCACTAAAACCAACAAGAGTTCGCACTATTTTCAACAATGCCTTATTCAAGGGAGGAGCGATTACCGCTTACTCGATTGAATACGAAGCCGTTTATGATGATTTTCAGCCACTTGATGATGGGTATTTCCCAGAAGCCACGCAGGATAAAACTAATCCTGACTATGTGTTTAGCGCTTATCGAGCCAAGTTATCCGATCCATTACCGTTACTTGAACAAGTTCAAGGACGGATTTATGACCCAACCACGCAGGCGGAAGAGCCGTTTAAGGTGGAAACTGAGGTAAAAAATGAAAGTTAAAGCAAGACCAGGTATTAAGGTGCCATTTGAAACACAGCCTTATGCCTATATTGAACAAACGCCGGTTGATATTGAGCCGTCGATTTATTATCAGCGTCGTATTAATGACGGTGATTTGATTGTGATTACTGAAACACGTTCACGCAAAGAACAGGAGAAAGACAATGGCTGAAACTAACATTGATTTTGATAATATCCCGACAAGTATTCGTCAGCCGGGTGTTTATAGTGAATATAATTCGCGCAATGCGGTAAGCACGTTACCAACCAATGAGCAAAATGTATTAATTGTTGCACCAATGGTGAATGGTACTGCGCATTTTACTGCACCCGTTCAAGTGTACTCTGATTTAGATGCTAAAAATCAATTCGGTGCAGGTTCTTGGGCTCATTTAATGACCCGTGTAGCGATTCAAAATAACCCGTTAATCCGTTTATCCGTGATTGGGTTAAAAGATAGTGATTCAGGTGTAGCCGCAACAGGCACCGTGACGTTAGCCGGTACAGCTACGCTAAGCGGTGTCGTGAAAGCTGTTATTGGCGGTGTAGATTATGCCGTTGCTGTCGCAAAAGGCGAAGCAGCGAACGATATTGCTACCCGTTTAGTCGCAGTTATTAATGCTGGCGATTATTGCCCTGCAACTGCAGCCGTGAGCGAAGGCACCATTACCTTAACAGCAAAATGTAAAGGTGCAATTGGCAATGAAATTTCAATTAATGCAGTTAGCCGCGCTGATGGTATTAGTGTGACCTCAGCTGTATTTAGTAATGGTGCAGAAAATGCGGATTTAACTGCTGCACTAGCATCTGTTGCAGGTCAGCATTATCACGTCATTATTTCTCCATTCGCTGATGATAAAAATGCAAAAGCGTTACGTGAACATTTAGACTTGGTTGCAAGCCCGGTTGAGAAAAAACCTGGTGTGGGTGTATTAGGTTTTAATGGCACATTGGCAAGCGGCACTACGTATACCGAAAAAATCAATGCGAACCGCATTACGGTGGGTTGGTATAAAGGTGCGGTGGAATCAAATGCATTAATTGCAGCAGGTTATGGTGCGATTATTGCAGGCGAAGAAGACCCGGCTAAACCGTTAAATACGCTTGAGATTAAAGGTTTAACTCCCGTTGATGCCACTCAAACACCATTAAAAACCGAAGTCAATCAGGCACTTTTTCATGGTTTAACACCTATTACGGTGGTGAATAATCGTGTGCAAATTATGCGTGCAATTACGACTTATACCAAGTCGCCAGCGAATGTAGATGACCCTGCGTGGTTAGATTTAACTACAATTCGCACGCTTGACTATACGCGCAAAGCGATTGAGCAACGCATTGCCTTGCGTTTCCCACGTGCGAAGTTATCCAATCGCACACCACCAAAAGTGCGTTCGGAAATCCTTGATGTGTTGTATCGCTTAGAAGATTTAGAAATCTTGGAAAATATTGATGCTAACAAGAATAAATTGCTTGTGGTACGCAATGGACAAGATCCAAATCGTTTAGATACGGCAATCCCAGCGGATGTGGTAAATGGCTTACACGTTGTCGCTAACCGTATTGATTTAATTTTATAGGGGGCTTAAATGGCTGAAAAATATGCTGGTTCGGCAGTGTTAGAAGTAAATGGCGTTGAAATTGAAATTACCGATTTAAACGTTACAAAACAAACAGGCCGAAAATTAGTGAAAACCATGAACTCAGAAGGTCGTGCGCGTGGTTTTGCCAAAGGAATTGCGACTTGGGAGCTCTCATTGACTGCCGCTCTGCCGATTGATGGTTCAGAGATTGATTGGGCGGAAATCAATGATGCGAAGATTACAGTGTATCCACTTAATCAAGACGATAAACGCACCTCTTATCTTGGCTGCTTTACTACACAAGTTGGTGAAAAATATACCGTCGATAACGAAGCCGTGATTGATATTCAGATGACTGCTCTCAAAGAGGTTAAAGAATAATGCGTCTATTGTTAGGTATTCCTTACGGTGATAGTCGTTATTTTGACTTTGACGTGCGATTACTTACCTTGGGTGGCGAATGTGCCGCCCTTGAGAAAGTCGCCGAGCTTGGTTTAGATGAGAAAGAAAAACTCACGAAAGCTGAGCAAATGCTCGTGGATTTGGCTTATTTATCTGAGCAGCTTGATATTATCGGCATTGCACAAGATAAGCTCACGCCACAGTTTTTACTGGATAACCTTGCTACAGATGATTATGTGTTGATTACGCAAGCTATTGCTGATTTGCGAAAAAAGCACATCGACGCTGGGGAAAGCCAGAGCAAAGTCGAAGCCGAATAAAACAACAACACAGTGTGTTTGAAGCTGAAAAAAATTACCGAAGTGCGGTCATTTTATTAGCTAAATTCGGCTTTAGCGCTGCGGAAGTAAGAGCAATGAGCCATACAGAAGTGTCTGCTTGGATTGGTAGTTGGCAAAAATCTCAAGGTATTAAAACACAGGCTGAAGATGGCGATACGGTGCATTACAACCTTATGCGTCGTAAAAATAAAGGGGCGTAAGCCCCTTTTTTTGTAGATTTAAAAGAAGTTTAAAAAGGGTTTAAAAATGGCAGAGCTAAATTTAGCCATGACACTCAAGGCACGCGATCAGGCTAGCCGAGTATTCCGTCAGGCGCAATCCCAAATTACACAAAGTACACGAGCCATGGCAAGCGCACGCGAAACATTAGGCGTGCGAAGTGAACATAAGATCCAGCAAGAAATTAATCACACTATTGCGGCTTATAACCGTTTGAAACGTAGTGGTACTGCAACCAGCCGAGAGTTAGCTCGCGCGGCTGATGCAGCACGGTCAAAAATTGCGGGTCTTAATGCCGAAATGGGGAAAACGTCTTGGGGACAACGCTTAGGTAATGTAGGCACTGCAATGGCAAGTGTTGGAGCTGGTATGGCCGCAGGTGCGATGGTAATGGCTCAACCCATGAAAAAACAAATGGATTATGACCGACGATTGGCAATGGTTTCCAACACCGCCTTCTCCGACCGAGACGTAGCTGGGAGAATTGCGGGAAAGAAAGAGTTACATGAAGCGGTAAAAAGTGCGGTAGAAAATGGTGGCGGGACGAAAGAGGATGCGTTAGCGGCACTGGATAAATTATTGGCGTCTGGTACGGTGAAAGCCGAAACTGCAATGAAATTATTGCCAACTTTGCAGAAAGGTGCTGTTGCTACTGGTGCGAGTACTGAAGATTTATCCGCAATCGCCATATCTGCTATGCAACAATTTGATATTAGCGAAGATCAAATTGGCGCGGTATTAGATAAAGCTGTGGCAGCAGGACAAGCCGGTAATTTTGAGTTGTCAGATATGGCTCGTTGGTTGCCACAACAAATGGCCGCTGCTAAATCTGCAGGCTTATCAGGTATGAATGGTTTTGAAGCATTATTAGTTGCAAACCAACAAGCACGTGTTACAGCAGGGACTAGCGATGAAGCGGGTAACAACCTAGTCAACTTACTGGCAAAAATTACCTCAAAAGAAACGGCTGATCGTTTTAGAAAGTTAGAAATTAAAGGCAAAGATGGTAAAACCCATGGTATTGATTTTATTAAATCCATGGAAAATGAGAAGAAACAAGGGAAAAACTCCATTGAGGCCTTTAGCTCTATTATGGATATGGTAGTTGGCGAAGATGACCGTTATAAATCGTTAAAGGAAAAACTCAAAACCGCGAAAAAAGAAGAACAGCAAACTCTTTTAAATCAGATGGCCGATTTGGTTGAAGGTACAGCGATTGGGCAAGTGATATCAGATCGTCAAGCCTTGATGGCGTTACTAGGTATCCGAAATAATGTGCAACTAGGGAAAGAAGTGAAAGCGGAAGTCGGTAACGCAGAAGGAGCTGTCGATAAATCACATGCCGTGATACAAGACACCAACAGTGCCAAATTGGAAAACGCCCAAAATAGCTTTGAATTTGCCCAAATGGAGGGAGTTAAGGGTTTTAATGATGCCCTTGGCGATGCGGCAGTCAAATTAACGGAATATGCAAAAGCATATCCAGACCTCACAAATACCGTTGTGCGAGCAGGCACTGTTATTACGGCTTTAAGTGCAGCGGCTGTTGCGGCAAGCGGTGCATTGGCATTGTTAGGCGGCAAGCGTGCCAGCTTCGGATTAGGAGGTGATATCGCAGATGCGGCAAGTGGTTTAGGTCGAAAAGGTAAAATCTCTAAAGGGATGAAAGGCGGAAAAGGCTTGTTATCACTGAGTAGTTTAGCATTTACTGGTTTAATGCTTGCAGCTGACCACCGCACGACTGCTGAGGCTATTGCCGAAGAAAAAGCCGAAGCTAAAACACCACAAGAAAAACAACTTGAAAATCAATTTTACGCAAGGGCTTACGGTGGCAATAAATCAACAACAAGCCATTATGCACCACAGGGGTTTGGTTATAACAAAAATTCTGTATGGGGAATGGCAGGCCGTGCGGGTGAAGTGGCTGAAATCGCACGTAAAGATGAGGTTGCGAAGGAGCGTTTAGCACGTGGCACGCTTACACAAGCCGAATATGATGCAAGAACATCACAAAGTGCTGCAAAAATTGCCAACATGAATAATCGTGGGCAAGGCTATTCCGGGTTATCCATTGCTGCCAATGATACCAATTCTACACTGAGTCAAACACTCGGTAATTTATCTGGTTTAGCGAATTATCAAGCGGACTTTCAGCAGTTTGGTAAAACCATCAGCGATGGCTTGAAAACAGCGGTGGAAAGTCAGAATTTCACCATTCAAAATGAAATTAAAGTAGATTTAGATGGGCGGATTGTGGCTGAACAAACGTCTCAGTATCAATATCAAGATTTAAAACGGGGGTAATAGATGAAAGGTTGGACGGCGCCATTACAACGTGCTAGCTATCGTGGTGTGCGATTTGAAGTGATGTCGGTTGATGATGAGATCACTCGCGCTACAATCGAACACGCCTATCCTTTTGTGAACGGTGCGGATGTAGAAGATTTAGGATTAAATCCGTTGACCGTACGTTTGCAAGCCGTGTTTTATGGTGAAGGTTATTATACTGATTTCAAAAAATTCTTAAGTGTACTGGGAAAACAAGGGGCGGATGTATTAGTCCATCCTATTCGCGGACGATTGCAAAATATGATTTGTACGTCGGCATTGTTTCACCATGAAGCTGACATGATTGACTATGTGGCCATTGATTTAACCTTTACTGAAAGCACCCCAGCAGAGCCGATTTTTGTGTTTGAAAGTGCATTTCTTGCTCGTCTTGATGCACTACTTACGCAACTTGAAGATTTTGTTGATGATGTATTGGCATTGTATGGTGAGTTTATGGAGGTTGTGTCATTTGCTGCCAATATTAAATCGCGTTTATTGGGCAGTTTCGGCGCATTATTTGGTTGTTTTGAGCAAGTTAGAAGTTTGTTTGATTTAGATAAGAATAAATATCCTATCTCTAATACTGTATCCTCTACAGATTTTAAAGTGAAAAGCTTAAATTCGGCTCGTCATTTAGCGGCTATGTTGGAAACGGGACTCTCACAGATTATCAATCGTCGAGATTTAACCAATCGCGCTAAGTTTGATGAAATGTTGCGTACCTTAAAACAAATTAAACAGATCCCCTCTGATTTGGTAACAGGTAAAAATATTAAATCAGCCAGCCAACAGGCTGTTATGAAATCGTTACCATCAACATTAACAAATACCGATATGCATGCGGTGTCATTGTTTATGCGATTAGTTAGTGCGGGAGTTTTGCTTAAATCTGCGACAGAATTAATTGAAGATGACGCTTTGTTGCCGCAAGATGTGGACTATATTACCACGAAAGTGCGGTCGGAAATTTTAGAGAATTTGGCATTGCTACGCCAACAAATTGCAGTAGAACAACAGGCCGTAAATAGTGCTGGTAAGCCTAATACTGGACTTTACACCACCGCACACCACACCATGGAACAACTTAAACAACATGCTCATCAGTTCACTCAACTTGCGATTAATGCGATTAACCGCAAGCCACCTTTAATTATTCGAGCTGCACCCATGAGCGGGACAGTGCAACAAATTGCTCATGCTTTTTATAGTGATTATAAACGTGCGGATGAGTTATTGCGTTTAAATCCACAGGTGCGTTATCCAAATTATATTGAGCAAGGTGAGGTATTAAATAGCTATGTCAGATAATTATCCTTACGAAAATGATGTCGTCGTTGAGATTGACGGTAAGTCCCATAATAATTGGAAAAGTTATGACATAGACAGTGATTTTTTAATCCCTGCAGATGCTTTTGCTTTTGATATTGGTGTGCCGTCAGACAGTACTGTATTGCCGGACTACTCTGGGGCAGAAGTGAAAGTACGTATTAATGATACGTTAGTCATGACCGGTATTGTGGATACCGTGCAGCATGGTATTAGTAAAACAAATCGAACCTATCGACTAAATGGTAGAGATAAAGCCAGTGTACTTGTTGACTGCTCTGCACCCATTACGAACGTGAAGGGGTTAACGGTGTTAGATGCAGTAAAAAAGATTGTAGAACCGTTAGGGATTAAACAGGTGCAACTTAAAGCAGAAAACAATCCATTGTTAGATAAGGTCGATATTGATGTTGGTGAAACTGCGTGGAATGCTGCCATGCGTTGTGCTAATTCTGCTGGCTTGCACTTGTGGTTTGAGCCAAATGGCGTGCTGATTGTAGGCGGTGCGGATTACAGCACGTCACCTGTTGCAACGCTATGCTGCATGAAAGATGGTAGTCAAAATAACTTTGAGCAGGCTGATTTAAGCTTTGATGTATCAAATCGGTTTAGTGAGATAACCTTTTTAGCTCAAAGTCACGGCAAGCATGGGCAAGATAACAAAAACGATCTGAAATGGGTTTATAAAGATTCAGAGATGACTACCTATAAACCTAAAACCGTAGTGGTATCTGATGTTGATAACCTTGAAGCGCTGCAAAAATGGGCAAAGAAATACATCGCCGACAGCATACTTGAAGGGTTTACATTAACGATTATTGTGCCTGACCATAAAATGCAAGATGGCACATTGTGGCAACCAGGTCAGCGGGTGCATGTGATATGTGAAGAATATGATATTGATGCAATCTTCTTCTTAATGGGGCGTCGTTTCATGTTAAGCCGTCAAGGCGGTACGCAAACCGAGTTGCGGTTTAAGCAAGACGGTATTTGGACACCAGATGCTTATAGTGCAAAAGCAGAAAAAGCACGTAAGCGTAAAGGTAAAAAAGGTAAGAAGAAAAAGAATAATGGTGAACTTTGGGCATCAAATGGACAAGGTGGTTGGACGAAATGAGACGATTAACACAAGCAATACAACAACAAGCGCAAGGTGCAGTAAATGATATTCGTCAAGCTTTTAGAGGGATACTTCACCTGGTGAAAAGTGCAGATAACATTCAGAAAGTGCAAGCATCTGGATTATCAGATGAAACACTTCAGGACGTAGAGATGATGCAGCAATTTGGGTTTACGTCGGTGCCGCCTGCAAATACTCAAGCAGTGATTATCCCTATTGGCGGGCAAACTAGCCATGGCATTGTCATTTCGACTGAGAACGGTTCTTTCCGCGTGAAAAATCTGCAAGGTGGCGAAGTTGCTGTTTATGATGAAAGTGGCTCTAGTATTGTGTTAAAAAAGGGGCGGTTAATTGAGATTGATTGTGATGTGTTAAAGATTAAAGCGGCAAAAAAAGTGGATATATCAAGCCCACTGGTTGAAACAGATCAGGTCTTTACTGCACAAGGTCAAATTAACGGAAATGGCGGTATGGCGGTGAAAGGCGGTAGTGGTGCGAGTTTTACCGGTAACGTGAAACAACAAGGCGGAGGTTTTACTACAGACGGAGATGTGAAAGCAGGTAGTATATCATTGCGTAATCACAAGCATCCTGGTGATAGCGGTGGTGAAACAGGTCAACCTAAATAAAAATTCCAAAAGGAGGTGCTGAAGTCAGTCACCTCTTTTCTTTTCTCCAAATCCCTTATCCTGTCATTATGGACAGAGAGATCAGCCCGCTTACCGGCGACTACACAAGTAAGCAAATAAGTACACTGCAAAATGCTGTGTATATCAGACTAACCACACCCTTAGGCACCTGGTGGGCAGATGGGCGCGTAGGCTCTTTGCTCCATACTATTCCTAAAGAAAAGGATTTGCGACATGTTGGGCCACTTGCTCAACAATATGCAGAAGAAGCCTTACAACCGTTGATTGATGATGGGCGTGCAGACGAAATCATTGTGACTTATACACAACCCCACAACGGATTATTAATTTTAGATATATCCATTCGAGATAACCGAGGTGAAACCTATCAATTTAAACACCCGGTAAAAGTTATTTAAAAAGGGTTTAAATCATGTTTATTGTGCCAAGTTTAGATGATATTCGCCAAACTATCTTGCGTGATGTGCAATCGTTAGAGCCGCTAGCTGATGTGAGCGTGGATAGCGATTATTATGCTCGTGCGAGCAGTTTAGCTGCCGTTGCTGAAGGTATTTATGCCCATCAAAAATGGATAATCAAGCAATTTTTCCCCGATACCGCTGACACAGATTTTTTAGAAAAACATGCCGCTTTGCGTGGTATACGCCGTCGTAATGCAACGTCTGCAAGTGGTACTGGTGCAACTGTCACAGGTCAAGTCGGTGCAGAGATCAAAGCGGGGTTACAAATTAAAACCGATGATAACCGGTTTTATGAGACAACCGCGAATGCAGTTATCTCAAGTAATGGTGATGTTACCGTACCAGTACGCGCATTAGCCACGGGGGCAAGTTATAACATTACTACTGCAACAAAAGGCAGTTTTATGGCGGCTCCTGTTGGCGTGCAAAGTGATGTTGTATTAAACAATATTATTGGTGCGACAGATGCTGAAAGTGATGCATCGTTACTTGAGCGATTGCTTGAGATTATTCGCCGTCCACCTGCTGGGGGAAATCGCTATGACTATCGTATCTGGGCATTATCAGTAGATGGTGTGGATGCTGCTTATGTTTATCCACTGAGACGAGGATTGGGTACGGTCGATATTGCCATTACCTCTAACAATGATGTGCCGAGTGATGAAACAGTGCAACGCTGTCAAACATATATTGATGATGTCCGCCCTGTGACAGCACGTGAAAGCAAAGTGGTGAAACCTGATGTAACAAAAGTGAACTTTAATATTCAGGTGAAAATCAGTGGCGTGACTTTGCCAGAAATTAAGGTGGCTATTTCAACCGCACTTTCTGATTATTTTAATACATTGACCCCAGGTGATGATCTCATTGTGTCCCAATGTGAAGCTGTGGTGAATAACTTGGTAGGTGTGGTTGACCGTAAGTTTACGGCACCCATCACTAATTTAAAAGCAGATGTACGCACGAAAATAGAATGGTTCCGACTTGGTACGATTACTGTGACGGAGATGGCCTAATGCAAATTAACCATAAACAAGTGCTATCTAAACTTTACCCACCTATTTCCTACAACATTAATGGTGAGCACTTCTTAGCACAATGTGAAGTGGATGGTAATGCCTTTAATCGCTTACAACAAAAAGCCAATGATATGTTAAACGTAGTTGAGCCTATCACCTCAAATTCCATGTTGGCAGATTGGGAGCGTTTATGTGGGATTAAAACTGATTTTGGCAAAAGCTATCAAGAAAGAGTGAAGAGAGTCATTGTCCAGTTGAATGCTATTGGTGGGCTATCTATTCCTTATTTTATGAAAATTGCAGAAAGCATTGGGTACAAGATTGAAATTAAAGAGTTCTCACCTCTTGCTAATGACTTGCCTAACCCTGGTGATTTAGCTCAATTTCGCAACGAAGCCAGAGAAAATCTTATTTTTATGTGGCGGGTATCCGTACTCAATGGTGATGACAATATTGTGTATTTCCGCGCGGGGAGCTCTTTTGCGGGCAATCATTTAGTTGAATTTGGTGACAGAATCATTGAAGAATTTTTTAAAGATTTAAAACCAGCACATACCTATTGTTATTTTGCTTATCAAGGATCTTAATTTATGAAAACGTTAATGCCTAAAGTCGATACCCGAGACGGCTTATTCCACAACGGGAATCCAGCAATTGGCGAACAAGGCACACAAGTTAAAGATGTGTGGTTGAATGATGTTCAAGAAAGCCTACGAGATATACAGGCTGAGGCTCATTATGTATTAAAAAAGGCAGGATTTAAACCTGTAGGAAATCAGCAAACACAGCTTTATGACTCAATTGTCAAGATTATTGGTGACAACCGTAAAACCGCGACTACTACGGATAAAGGCGAAGTTAAACTAAATTCTGCGACTGATAGTTTATCAGAAACCGAAGCGGCTACGCCGAAAGCAGTAACAACCGCCTTTAATCGAGCAGTAACCGCTGATAACAATAATTTATTCCAAAAAATCTACGTATCAAGCGATACACTTGCTTTAGATTTAACTAATAGACAGCAAATCATCAATTTGTTTGGTGATAAATACAGACAAAATGGTTATTTAACGTTTGCCAATCACAACAACGGAAACAGCAAAATTACAGGTTTACCACTTGAAGTCAGATCCCCGATTGTAATGACGTTCTACATGATGAATGGCTATAGTATTTTCTATTGCCATTACGTCACGCTTAATCGCAAGTTCTTTTCTGTTGCAAATCTTAATAATGCGACATACAAACTAAACTGGGTTGAAGATATTACTAACACTGGTGAACAAACCATCAATCATCAACTCAACATTAAAACAAATGGGTGGGGGAAATTATTTTTTCCGATTGAAAACGGGGGGACGTGGCGGCTTGAAACCAATCCAGAAAGTGAGAAAGAACCACGTTTAAACTTCGCCTATAAAATGCTTGATAACTCAACACGTTATATTTCATTCCCTGTTTTAAATAAAAGTGAAACTGTTGCATATCGCAGTTGGGTTGATTCACAAATTGAATCAAATTTCACGCGCAGCAAGCTCACAACACAAAATCTTAATGATGTGAAAGGCTATGGCGTTTACGCACAAGAGGATAATAGGAACGCAACGGGAGATCGTAATTACCCTGTTAATTACGCAGGCACGCTATTGGTATACCCATCAGCTTATAGTGTTATGCAAGTGTATATTGGATTTAACACTGGTGAAACGTATCAGAGAAACATGAATTACGGTTTAAAAACATGGGGAAACTGGGTTAGAACTGATGGATTAAGAGGAGTAAATAAATATGGCGACACAATGACCGGCAATCTAAGTATCGAGGGTAGTCGATCTGGGGGATTTGCAAACGGATTAATTATAAAAAACAAAGCCGGCGGACAAAATACAAGTGGATTTATTGATTTTTTCCAAAGTGACAACGTTCCTCGAGCTTCTGTCTGGTTTAGAGATGCAGGAAATAACAGCACTCAAATCGAATTCCTAAATACACCAGAAGGAAGTGATTGGTTTCATGATAGCAGAGAAACAGTAATGACTATATCAAGCGCTGGGTCGCTATGGTCAAAGTCATACGGATGGTTACATGAGTATTTTGCCAAACAGACAGATATCAGCAATGTGTGGAATGAATTAAATAACACCTACCGAAAAAATAGATTCAGACACCAGCATTACCCACGCCATTACAACGGCGCAGAAGTGTTTGATATCCCTGTTGCTGATAATGGCGTAATGCGGGTGATTATTATGAACGTAAGTATTGATGGATATGCAAGAGTGAATCTCCCAGAGGCATTCAATGGTTCATGCATGGTGCAAGTGACAGATGTCGGCGCCGGTAGAAAAACAGTAGGGGCTAATATTCAAAATGGCAACGTTGTTGAAATACACAACGGTGGTGAGGCTAGTTTTAATATTCTGGCAATCGGATGGTATGGGTGGTAATTATGATGTTATTTAACATAGAAACAAACACGTTCGCACCTGATTATCTTGTGGAAGATAATCAAAATTGGGTTGAAGTGAGCGATGAAGAAATTGACGGGATTTCAGCCAGTATCACCGGTGGTGGTGCTGTTTGGTTGGAAGCTGGGAAAGTTAAATATTCCGGTAAAGCGCCAAGCGAGTTTTACGACTTTGATAATGTGACAAAGCAGTTTGTTTTATCAAAGACAAAACAAGCTGAGTTTACCAAGGATACGCAATCGCGACTAATCAATAACATTGATGTTCACGCCGCCTCTATTTACAGCACGTGGACGCGTTTCGAGTCTGAGTATCGTGAGCGCAAAACAGCGGCCGAAGCGTATAAGGCTGCAAACTATCAAGGTGAATGCAGTCGATATATTACAGACTTTGCCAAACGCGCCGGGTTAAATAACCAAGCCGCAACCGATTTAATTTTGGTGCAAGCGGCGGGGCTTGAGAAGTTACAGGTTGAGCTTGCAAACCAACGCATGCGCAAATATGAGCTTAAAGTGCCAGGATTGACAATCGAAAAAATGCAGTCCATTTACGACGACATTATTAAGCAAATGGATGCATTGATGGAGGCGTATAACAATGGCTAACCGTATCTATCTCGCTTTTTATAAGCATAAACGCAGCTTCTTAAAAGAGCCTTTCAAAGCCTTGGCCGATGCAGTGACACGCTTTTTTACAAAAGGCCAATATTCACACTGCGAAATGGCAATTGAGCGTATGGAATTTGTTCAAGGTGACCATTATGAACATGTTACGGTTTTTGATTGCTATTCAGCGTCCGTGCGCGATGGCGGTGTGCGGTGTAAGCAGATTGATTTGTCTGACACAAATAAGTGGGATTTAGTCTTACTGGATAACGTAACAGAAGCACAGATTAAATCTTATTACAACCGCACGTCCGGCGCTAAATATGACTGGTTGGGCGCGTTAGGTGTTGTGCTTGGGATTAAACAAAAACGAAGCAAATATTTTTGTTCGGAATGGTGCTTTAACGCAATTTATAACAGCAACGAAGGCTGGCGATTTAGCCCAAGCCAACTTGCAGCGATGGTGCGTAAAAATGGATAAAACAACGATTAACCTTTACCGTGGTGATGACGAAGAATGCATTGTCCGCCTGTTTGAAAAACAGCTGGATAAAACATTAAAACCGCTCGATTTGAGTAATATAGCGCGCGTTGATTTGTGCGCAAAAGTCCGAGATAACACGGTGCTAACACTATCATCAACTGAGGGTGACATTGAAATAATCGATGCCCAAGGTGGCGTTATCAAACTTAATATTAGCCACAACTTAACTAAGGAGGCAACATGGTCACAAGCCGGTTACGATTTGCAAACTGTATCTCATAGCGGACGCATTAAAACGCCAATTCGCAACGGCAGAATTAACCTGCAATTTGACTACACGCCAGTTCCTGGCGGGGTAAGAGATGAATGAGATTATTGCAATTATCAGCCAACCACAAGAGATTACTGCAATTATTGACCCACCGAGAGAGATTTTGGCAGTGGTCGAGGCCGTAATGACAGAAGGCTCATCATTGAACGAAAACGAACTATTAAAAATTTACGAACAAGGAAAAGAGGACTACAACAATGGCAAAACCAGCACCAACTAAAGAAGACCAACCATTTATCTATCAGCTCGGACAAGACGTGGCAAAACTTGGATTTGAAGTTGAACAACTCAAAAGCAAGTCAGTAAAAGCTATGCGTGTAGCTGTACCGTCAATCCCTGATGGTTACACTGGCGGGACGCTGGAAGCTAAAGTAATGCTGCCAGCCGAATACCAACACATGATCTGTATTAAATCACGAGATGGTAAAATTGATTTGCTCCAAACAGGTGAGACATTAGATGTCATTGCAGAATATGAAGATTATGAATTCTATCTCGCACCAGTATATAAACTTGATAATGAACCGGTTAGAGCAAACTTTGCACCCGACACATTGGCGGAAATTGAAACAATAAAACGCAATCAAGCCATTTATAAATATCTAGCCAAATATTTAACAGATAACTATTTAACACTAGTGCGCAATAGCTATAAAGGAGATGGCCAAGTTTATGTTAATCAGAATGGACTAGACGCTTTATTAGATAAGCCTTTTGAGACAGATCTACAAGGCGTTGATTTACCGCTAGGCGATTACGAAGAGGCTAAATCCGCCATTAAAACAGAGCTAGATAATATTAATGCTGGACGCGTTGACTTAGATAGTGCATCAGGTTTCAAAATCGAACGATACTACAGATCATTTGGTGCTTAATTTTAAAGTGCGGTCAATCTTGGCCGCATTTTGTTATCAGCTTATAAGGATAAATAATGACAAACAAACAAACAAACAAACAAACAAACAAACGGAGTGTACTATGTTTAAACAAGCACCACTACCGTTTGTTGGGCAAAAGCGGATGTTTTTAAAGCGATTCGAAGAGGTTTTAAACGCGAATATTAAAAACGATGGCGAAGGCTGGACTATCATTGATACATTCGGCGGGAGCGGTTTATTAAGCCACGTTGCTAAACAACTCAAGCCTAAAGCACGCGTAATTTATAACGACTTTGACGGGTATGCTGAACGATTGGCGCATATTGACGACATTAATGCACTTCGCGCACAGCTTTACACGGTAGTCGGTAACGCTACGCAAAAAAACAAAAGATTGACGAAGGATTGTAAGGCAGAATGCATCAAAATCATTCGAAATTTCAAAGGTTATATTGACCTAAATTGCCTAGCAAGCTGGCTTCTATTTAGCGGCCAACAAGTGGCAACATTGGACGACCTATTTCAGAACGATTTTTGGCATTGTGTTAGACAGTCTGATTATCCGAAAGCAGATGGATATTTAGATGAGCTTGAGATTACGCGCGAGTCATTTCACACGCTTTTACCTAAATTTAGCGGCGACCCTAAGGCCTTATTTGTTCTAGATCCACCATATTTATGCACCCGCCAGGAAAGCTATAAACAGGCGACGTACTTTGATTTAATCGACTTCCTCCGATTAATCAACATCACGCGCCCTCCTTATGTATTCTTTAGCTCAACAAAGAGCGAATTTGTTCGCTTTATCGAGTATATGGTAGAAGATAAAGTTGATAATTGGGAAGCTTTTTACAACTCCGAGCGCGTTGTTGTTAAGGCTTCAGCAAGTTATTCCGGAAAGTATGAAGATAACATGGTTTATAAGTTTTAA